ACACGGAATACTACAATGGTTGGACTCAAACGGGTACAACATTAACAACCAACACTACTGAAACATTAAGTCCCGAAGGATTGTATAATGCAAGTAAATTAGTAGGTAATGGAACAAGTGGAGTTATCAATTCTGGAATTGCAAAAACTGGAAGTGTTGCTGTTTCCGTTTATTTAAAAAGCGCAAGCGGTAGCGTTAATGTAACATTTAAAGACCCTTATGGCATTTTATCTAATCAAGTCAAATCAGTTACGACTGAATGGCAAAGATTTGATTTTATAGGTGATAATGGAGCATCATTTGCTGGTTTTTGGGTTGATGACATTCCAACAAGCGGAATCTATATGTGGGGCGCACAACTTGAGCAAGATGCGACCTATCCCACAAGTTACATACCTACATATGGGGTATCGCAAACGAGGTTGCAAGATTCGGCAAGAGTTACGGGTCTTGCTCAATCTTTCCCACTAACCGCTTATATTGAAATAGATGTGTTTAGCATCACTACATACAATCAATTTCAATTCCGTCAAGATGCTGGTAACTATGTATTAAGAGTCGGTAATCAAATCCGAATTGGAGCAACGGATACTATCGGAAATAACACGCTTGGTTCAAATAAATTCGCATTAAGTGTAGATGCATCTGGTAATTATGAATTATTCAAAAACGGCACATCTTTAAGGACTGGTACAATAACTGGAAGTATAGATGAAATAAAAAGCGATTCTGCTGGATATGAAGTAAAACAATTACTACTCTTCCCAACTGCCCTATCCGATGAAGCCTGTATAGAACTAACAACGATATGATAACGAGGAAATATGAATTTGTAGATGAGGCAGCAGCAGATGCTGCAATAGACCTATTAAGAGATGAGGAAGGAAACCTAACTGAAGCAGTAGTGAAGTTGGGATACCTTACCACAACTCCTGCAACATATGATGAAGAAGGAAACGAACTCACCCCCGCGATAGTAAGTGAGAAGTATGCCGTAGATGTACATTGGAAGAAAGCACCTAATCAAGATTGGCAGCAGTATTTAGTATGGACTACTCCTATGGGTATTCACTCCTTTGGTAGTTCAAGTGCAAGAGATGAATACGCTACGGCCTATTGTATCCTATTCCCTAACTCAACATATTGTAATCCACCCGAACCCGAAGAATTGATATAATGAAAAGACTTAAAACAGGAGTTGTAAACACTCTATCCTTTGTGAAGCTTTCATCTTTTACGGTCAATAGCTTTGATGTTACCTTAGACAAGGTAGTAGGTACGGGTAGTCTAACGATTACCAACCTTACTGACCTAAACAACCTTGACTCTTGTAAAGACTTTATTCAGATTAACATAGACCTTTTATCTAACGATATTGAAGGTGGTGAGTATGAACTTACTATAACAAACAGTGGTGACAGCTACAAGTATCTTACAGAGGTGCAAGATTATCAATACAATAATTTAACCACTGGTATTTATTCTGATAGTGTAGTGTTGTCAAATCAAGTAGATGCTGAAGCACCCAGTGAGCAGCAGCCTAACGGGAGCGATGGCACAGTTTCTTTTGATATTGAATTAAGAGATGATGTATATGGCACTATGTCTTCTCCTTACTATGTAAGAAACACATACTTTATTCAAGCCATTGCCTCAGCAATACATAACTCAATAACACAAATAAAAACTACCTTAACAGATAGTAGTGGTAATGAGGTATCTAACATTGTAAATGTAGATGACTTTAATTTTGAGCCATTGCTTCTTGTTTTTAATGATGAACCTATAAACTATGGAGACGTAGCATCTTTTGTTTACGAGGGATTAGATTCTAATGCAAGTGTAGTTTATACTTCTGATACATATACAGCTATCATTCCTCCAAAAATTGAGTTGTATATTGCTGATTCATTATCATCTGCAAATGATATGAAATTGAATGGAATCAGTGGATTTAATATTTTAAATGGAGATACAACAACATACAATCTTTATGTTTATTTAGAGTCAAATACTTCGGCTCAGATAACAATTAATAATTCTACGGCAGTTAATGATAAGGTATTTAATAATGCTATTACAGGTTCATTATTAGGAACTTCTCCATTTACTATATCTCCTACGGAGGGTGCTATGGAATTAGTATCTTCTGATATTATACCTTCTTGGACTTCAAGTGTATCAGAAAGAAGTGTTAGATATTATTCTATATTTAATTGGACTGGTGGATACACTACTCCTTTGCTTAATAATATACCAAACTTCTACAACTTCAATCACTATGGAATTTCTTCAAATCAGGTAACACAAAGACCATACCCTAAAGAAACATTAACGATAGCAGGTACTACCTTTACACTTGAAGGATTTAGCCCTATATTGTATAATTCTTTAACATCTTATGCAACTCCTCCAAATGATACATTAAGTTTGTATATGGGTGATGGTACTTACCAAATAAACACTAACAATGTAAATTCAATTGCAGTACAACAAGAGTACAGTGATAATAGTACAGAGGAGACAATAATAACTGAGGCTCAATTAGATGGAGGTCAAATATTTCCCGCTATGCAAGGAGACCTTTGGGATGTGGTTGCCTATGTTTCAAGAATAAACTCTTCTAAAACTTTGGTACACACTAAGGTTTGGGTTAAGTATGGTTCTTACTGGTTCAATGTAGATAATAATTCTATTGACTACCCACACTTCCTTTTAGAGCGTTAAATTGTAAATTATAACAATGGGACTACTATCTAATATATCAGAATTCTTTGCTTCTAACACTTACGTGCAAGCTACAGAGCATTCTATTGCAACAAACGAGTTAGAGAACTCTATTGAAGACCTTAATGGTCGTTACAAATTAGGACACACTCTTGTAGGTGACTACATTAAGTTTGGTGTTAACGATGACTTCCCCGTTATCCTTGAGAAGATGTTACGCCAATCTCCTGTGCATAGTGGTATCTTAACCAAGAAGGCAAAGATGGTAGTCGGTAACGACATCTCTTACTCTGATGAGTTCCTTACTACCAACAAATCTAAAGCTGAACTAAAGGCTTTTACCAATCACTGTGGTGGTAACAACAAGGGATTGTACGAGGTACTAACTCACGCTGCATTCCAATACGAGCATAAAGGTGCGTTAGCATTATATGTGCGTTGGAACAAGGAGCGTACAAAGATTATAGAATTAAAGTCTATAGACCCCAAGGGAGTGCGTGTAAGCGAACCAAATGATAAAGGTGAGGTAACTCATTACATAGTGCGTAGAAGCTTCGGCTATGGGGCTAATTCTGTACAGCACAATGAACCTCGCAAGATTAAGGCTTTCAACAAGTTTGATAAGAGCGGTACTGAAGCCTTGCTTTATGTAGCTAACCCATACAGTGGTAACCCATACTATGGTGTTCCTAACTACATTTCTGCATTCCATTACATTGCCTCTGACTTCTCCTTCGGTAAACACATTAAGAACTCTGCTGAGAACGGCTTTACGCCTAAGGTATTAGCTACCTTCATCGGTAGAAATATGAGTGCAGAGCAGAAGCGTGAGGAGTACAAAAAGTTCAAGGAGTCTTTCACTGGTGCTGAAGCAGATAACTTCATTGTTTCTTGGGTTAAAAAGGAAGAGGATGCTCCACAATTTAAGCCTTTAGACATTGCTAACTTAGACAAGACTGTAGATGTATTATCAAGACTTAACGATGCTAAAATCCTTACTGCTCATAACGTCACTTCTCCTACTTTATTTGGCGTTATGGTTTCAGGTAAGTTGGGTGGTACGGGGAACGAACTCGTCACAGCGTATCAAATCTTTCGGGCTACTGAAACGCTACCTAACCGAGAAATTCTTTTAGACTCTGTAAACAGAATCTTAGGTACTGTAGGATACGATGCTATGGACCTTTCTATTGTTGAGGAAGATATCAACTTGGAAAGCATTAAAGGTGCTAACACAACAGATATAACCAATGGTTGATGTAATTTTTATAGACGATAACTACCTGTACCAAAACTTCCCTTTGCCCAAGAGATTGGACAGAGGTGCTTTGTTGGCCCTTATCCAATTGGAGCAGTTTACTTCTATCCAAGATTTGCTTGGTACTTGTTTGTACGAAGACATTGAAGCAAAGGTTGTAGCGAAAAGTCTATCTACCTCTGAGCAAGGTTTGTTTAAGTTGGTGAAGTATACATTGGCAATGTATTCTGCTAAAGCGGCCATCTCTATATTACGCACTGCAACTGCGACCACTAAAGCAGAGGAGCAGAAGCAAGACCAGTACATCCTTGATACTATTTCTACTACTATTGAGAGTAAGCTATCTTACATCAACAAACGCATTACAAATTATATCCTTGACAACCCTATACTTAAGGCAGTCGCTACAGCCGATGGTTGCGACAATGACTTGTTTGATGCGGAAGATACCTACCAAGGTGATGTGTTCTACCCTCAAGATGGTATTACAAACAAGACCTGCGAAGACGGAGGAGTAAGCTATAACTTGTGATGGACGGTAACGATATCAAACTACTACTGCTAAACACAGCAACACTCGCTATATCTTTTTCACAGATAGAGCAAGCACTAAAGCTTGTGTTATTGATAGCTTCTATAGTATATACTGTACAGCGTTCACATAACTTATATAAAAACAAAAAGGGGAACGATTAACGTCCCCCTTTCTTATTGCAAGTACCTTTACAAGTACATTCTATTGGTGCATATTCGCACCACATTACTTTACTTTGGTTCTCTTGTCCACGGTTCTTACTGCGAAGTACCCGCCTATCACCGTCACGCTTACCAGTTCCCATAACCCAATCCATCTTTCGTTAACACTACTAATACCAAAGCCTTCAAAGAAGGTCATAAGTACAAGGAATATCATAACGGTTGCAAGGGTTAGTGGTCTAACGTTCTTACTCAACCAAGAATCGGTAAGGCTATCGGCCTGCCAACGCTTGGTAATCTCTTGTTCTATGCTCTGACGCACAGCTTCTTTCTCTTCGGGTGTAGATACGAACCTATCTACCGCATTGGCAACTGCTTCCACAGCTTCCTTCGCACCCCCTGTGAATAGTTTCGTTATTGGATTTCCCATAATTAGCTACCGCAAGCTTCACACTCTGGATTATCAATGGAGCATTGAGCATTATCATTTTTCTCGTCATTAGATAGTTCGTCTACGAAGTCAGCGAATGAGTCGCTTACATCAAAATCATTTTTCATTAGTAGGTCCAAATTACATCTTCATTCTTACTTGGGTCATCATCAACGTGGATAAAGTTTTTAGCCACACCAATACGATTAAACCCAGCTTGAAGAAGAGAGTTAATAATAATATATTTCTGTCTTGAGGTAGGTGCGTAGATATCTACAGCGTGTCCAAGCGTATGACTTGAATTAGGAACTCCTCCTACCTTCTCATTATGTTCAGGAGTTCTGTATCCACTTGTAATTTTAAATCCAATAGCTGCGAGTTCACGAGCCTTGGTTAGCTTGTTAAGAAAAGGCACACTCATCTGCTGGTAGCTACCTTTCTCATCGGGTGAATCAAACTCACCGTACTCAAAGAACATATGAAATGCTCTTGTTAGTCCTTCCATATTATTTTACTTTTTTAATTTCCGATGTCCAAGAAGTGTAGCATACTCCTAATCTTTGTGATGTGTCGGGGTATTCCTCAATCATTTTAGGATTACTCATACATCTTTCAATAAATTCAGGTCTTGTTTCCTTTAGGTTCGGAACAGGTATCGGCATTGTCTTTAGTGTTTGAATTAGAAAAAATAGGCTCGTCCCAATAAAGGAAGAGCCACTCGCTTTTATAATTTACATTCTTTGCACTACTCATTGACCAATTTCCTGTAAGATAGTTCTGCGATAAAAGCCGTATAAATGGCGTATAAGGGATTAACTCCAAGGTAACTATAAAGGAGTATGCTACACCAAAAAGAAAGGCACAGAACGCAGTTAAATGGCTTAAAAGGCAATACTTTTTCCATCACCCAACCATAGGGTTCAAAAATAAAAAGAAAACTAAACATTAATCCTACCGAACTGACAAGTATCCAATCGTTATAAATCTCCATCATAATTTCTCACTTAAATAATCATCCTTTATGTAGCGTTTTAATTTGGTAACGCTCTCACCATCCTCTATATAGGTGAGGTAACCTTTTATGTTCTGACCATAGACATCACTGTGGTTAAGTGATACTATCTTATTAGTCATCGTTGAGTATATAATACTAATAACGAGATTTGCAGCAGACTTGTTCTTGATGTAGTAGTACAAGAACTTCTCACAGGTCCTCATCACAGCAGCATCTATTAGTGCTTGCTTGAGTTCCTCGTTACCATCGGTAACAAATGCAGAACCTGCTACCTCTATACTGCGTTGCAGTATAAACTTACCGAGTTCTTCTGTTATTCTACCTTGTTGTACAGAGCGTATTGCTTCCTGCTCAACGATAGCCTTGTCGTACCTCGGCATATTCTTCTTCTACTTTGTTTAGTATAGTTACAATTGTGGGCAGGTAATCAGATAATTCCTGTGGCTTTATGTCCAACTCAAATCCCAATCGCACAAGTGTGACTGGCTCGTTGAGGTATACCAAGGCGTCAATGACTTTGTATATATCAAGAATGATATTTGCTTCATCGTCTGTTAAATCTTCGTAGTAGTCTTCAAGTAACATATCAATATGATGAGCGTAACCTATCTGCCTTTTCGGGGTCAAGTTCAGCTATTAGTTCAATGTATTCTTTTTCTCTTCTGTACGCATCTTGATGTTCCTCTACAGTAGAGTCAGTTCCAAGATTAGAAAATAGTAGAGACATCTCATACAAGTACAGGTCTATCCTATTCTTAATTAATTTACACGTTTGATAATTCTTTTGATTAATCATAACACTTTAATTTTACTTTGAAAGAATCTTTTGGTAGGTCTTTGTCAATCTTAATGTTAAGCCTTTTGTAATACTTGTTACCATCGTCTTTAACGATACCCATAGCAACGAGAGTATCCGAGAGAAATTTTGAAACAAGAATAACATTGTCAACATCGTGACGAGAATTGTACCTAATATGAACCTCATAAGTTTCGCAGGTAAACGCATCAAACTTTTCAAGTTCTTCTTTACAGACTTTAGCATATTCATCTTTTTGTTTTTTACGAATTGCCCAATGCTTACCAGCATAATACTGATTTAAGCTTGGTGGTTTAGGTAAGTCAAGTTCTATCTCAAGCATATTCAGTTAGGTCTATAGTTGATTTATACCCATAGCGTGATACAAGTAACTCGTGTAGTGGAGGTATCCATCCTTGAGCATTGTTGTCTCCTGTAGCACCATTGCCCACTACCTTGTAGTTGGACATCTGTAGGTGTTGCAGAAACTGAACTCTGTCAAACACAAAAGCGATATCCTTATCACCCGTCTTCAGTATATAGAAATAGAAGTCAGCCTTAGACTTTAAGATTCCCGAGTCAGCATCTTTAGTGGTACTTCTAAACTCAATGTATAAGTTAGGCTGTTCGGGTGTACCTCTACGGGCAGCCCACATATAAGCCTTGCTATCATACTTAACTTCAATGGTAACAACTCTATTACCCTTTGTAGCCTTGACATCCCAATCGTAGAAGAGTTTCTTTGGAGCCTCTTCAACCTCATAACCCTTATCTTCAAGGTATTTCATTACGAGGTCTTGACCATAGTCCCCAGAGATACTTGCTCTTACGAATGTGTTTCTGCTCATCGCTTTTGTCTTAGGGCAACCTTCAGTAGTATCAAGTAACCAATTAAATCTTGGACAGTATCTTCAGTTTCATCTGTGATACCACGCATCTTGATTCGCATAAGCTTATCATCAATGCGACAGCATAGGTTATCAACGGCATCACCACCTGCGAATATACCCGCAGGGTTTAGTGCTGAATCACCATAGGCTTTGTTCTTTAGAAGTAGTAATTTTGTTACTGCTTCAGACTCTTCAAGTATTAAATCTTTTGTTGTATACTCATTGTGAGAAACATTTAAAACATTGTTTAACTTGTTTATATAATCTTTTTCCATATCCTAATATACTCTATAAACCACAATAACCACCATCACACTCTGAGAAATCTTCATCAAACAGACTGAATTGAGAATTGTAGTTAATTATTTCCCTGTAACTTACCTCTGATTTAAAGTTTCCTTTATTGCCTTCTTCTTGTCTTGCAAACCAATCCATCTTCTCTGGGTGCTTATCAGCCATATGCTTTAGAAGCATAGGTCCACGCCACCAACATCCAATGCAATTGTTCATATAAGCAAACCTAACGGGCTTGTCTCTCCAAAACTCTTCTACATTATCCTTGAATATGCCATCCTCAATAAGTGGGAATGTAGGCTTACAGTAATCTATAACACCCCAGCGGTTTCTTGTACCTGTCTTGGTTCTGCCTATTACAATCTTAACCTCAGTCATACCACGCTCATTAAGCTTGTCGTTCATTGTCTTAGCACGAGACTGCTCATTAGCCCGAAAGCCAAACCTCATTTCAACATCATCGTCAATGTTATCGTATCTCCATTTAGCAATAGGCATAGTCTTCATATCTGTAGTGCAATACCTCGCAACCTTGTTTGGAAGATAACCTCCGTGGTTTTTGATAACGTCTTCAAATGTTGGTCCTGTAACCCAAGTAATCTCCTTGCCTATATACTGCTCAAGGTCAAGCATTGTGTAGATGATGGTATCATCTTCAGCCGTAGATATGAATGGTGCTTGTAATCTATCTTCTACTAACTTGCGTGTCTTCTCGTCTTTAAACTTAGAAGCTATGTCATTAGTTCTTATGAGCGAGAATATATTGTAGTCAGCAGGATAGTTAGCAGCAATATAGCTGCTTGTCTTTCCTCCCGATAAGCTATTTATTGTCTTCATCTAATAAGTCAACTTCTATTTTATAAATTTTACTCTTACCATTTCCCTCTATAACTAACCTGCCCGAAGCAGGGTTAAAGAATATATACCTATCTGTAGAACCAGTGTAGTCTGATACATCAAACTTATATCTGCTTCCGTTTATGGACAAACCTCCATCTTCCTCAACAACAATATTGAGTGCATCGTCCACATTGAATCTTAGGTAAGCCCTCACAAGATTTGCGAAGGCTACCTTTCTATCAAGAATTAGGCTGTGGATAGGCATACTGCTTTTCTCCTCTGCTGTCAATTTCATAGTATCTGTTTTTCATTTTGTCATAATATAAAGTAACGGTCCCAAGCTTACCAACAATCTTTGGTTTAGCCTTGACCACTGTAATCTCCACTTGGTTAGGCTCATAAGGTACACCATTACCATCCTCTAATCCGTAGGGGCAACGCCATACATTAACAACCATCATACCTTTACGGGACCATTGCATACCCCCTGCAATATCGTTCATCGTAGGCTTATCAACATAGGGTACGCCATTCTTGTACTTGGCTTGTTGGTGTTTAGTGTGTACCGTTACAATAGTGTGGTAGTTCTTTTCTGCTGAGTGCTTACGGACCTTAGTAAGTACCTGACCGATAGCAATGTCATCACGAACACCGCTGGATACATCTGTTCTAATCTCAGTGAAGGGGTCAACCATACAACCATCAATGGTAATAAAGTTATCCTCTTCAATAGTCTCTACTGCTGTGTAGAATCCCTCAATGCTGAGGTCTTGTAGACCGCTGTCAATTAGGTAGAAGTGTGAGTTGATAAACTCAATAGCCTTCTCTGTCTCCTCATCTGTAGCAGTAAGGTGGTCATTAATTAGGAAAGGCTTACGCAAGTATACCCACAGTAGTTCGGCAAACACCTCAGTAGGTGAGCCTGTCTCGGGAGTATATACTGCCCACTTCCAACCGCTGAACTCTGCGAGGTTCATCATCAGTTCAAATCCAAACTGCGACTTACCTTGGTGCGCCCCAGCATAGATGTATGTGGTGCTACCTTTCTTAACTGAATACTTGTCAAACAAGGAGTCAAATCCTGTCCAAGCACCTTTCCTAACCCCCTCTTTGCGAAGTGTAGATAGTGAGTCTACCACATCTTCGGCTTTGTAAATAATGTTTCTCATTGCTCTTGTTTTTTATTGTCCAAATTCTTTCTCGTAATCACCCTCTTTATGCGCAAAGGACTTGCTTATTTCTTTTCTGTAGAACTCTTCTGATACATAGAAATCATAAACTGCTTTACCTGTTGCGCCTACATAAGACATCATCTTAGCCATCATCTCGGGATTACGATTGATAGCATTAATATCCTTAGCCCTTGTAACAAATTGAAAGGGTCTGTCGGGTGTGCCTAAATGCATATTGGTGTATCCGTTACCTACCTTCTTCTTCCAAGATAAGCGAACACCTACATCATAAATCATCTGCCCCTCTTGGGGCTGCTGCTCTTGTTCCATTTATTTATCTGTTTGAGTTTCTTAGCTTTTCTCTTCTTGCGTTGAGACTTTAAATTTTCAAAGTACTCACGCTCCCAGTTCTCTTCGTGAGGTATAAACTTCATTACATTTTTATTAATCGTAACCTACGCTGATACTTACGGATAAGTAGGGCTGAGTTGGTCAGTTGGTTTTGTATGTCTTCACTCCATCCAAATCTACTGGCGTGTAGTGTTATGTTTACTTGGTCTATCATTAACATCTCCAAGTATTTCTGTATCTCTCTTACGTGCTTCCTCTTTCTTGTCATTGCTCTTCCATTTATAAATTAGATATCCGTTCCAACCTAATACTAAAACACATCCTAAAACATCTTCAAGTGTCATTTCTCGTTGGTGTTAAAGGTTCTTATTATACCCTTCAATCTCTTCTTGAGTAAGTGGTTTCACCCACTGCTTATCAGCATACAAAGGCATTGCCTTGAATCCGTGTGGCTCTACCACAATCTCATCATTGTCGCAGTTTACTTGTAGTGCATCGTCTCCTACTGATGCTACTATCCATACTAATGTTCCTTCTTTCATTTCTCTTTGGTGTTAAAATG